CTCCGTCTCTTTACGGGAATATCTATAGTCTCTCCGGGGGTTCTCTGTCCTCGGGCGGGGGTTCTTCCTCCGTCCCGTTCAACAGATCAGCTCCGGTTGTTGCCTTCACTGCATCGTTCATTTCTACTGCCATCTGGGAAACCGCGTTCACGTCTTCAGACAACTGCGCATTCAGTTCCTCCATCTCCTGGAGCTGTCGGTACAATGACGCATTCTCGGCGACCTGAGCCAGCACGTCTTCCTTGCCGTCGAACTCCATCATCCGAAGCGCAATCAACGCGGAATCCGCTCTCGCGGGTTCAAACAGTTGCAGGTTGAAAAGTTCCTTGGCCAGCTCGTTGTGAGCTGCCTTGGCATATGCCGACTGTTTCTCCGGCTTGATTGATATGTCAAACTGCGTGTCAATTCCAAAGTCCTCAGCTGAAATCTTGACGAAGTCAAATGCCTGGTTGCCGGGGAACGGTTCCTGAACCTGGTTCTGCTCTCCCGCCATGGCCGCCTGCTGCTCAATCCTCGGCCTGGCAATATCGCTCTCCACACGAAACTCGTGCGGCTCTGTATAAAACTGGCGTATAATCCCCATGATAATGCGGTCCAGCTGTTTCTTGCCTTCGTACAGGGCATCCGTCGCATCCCTGGAAATCTTGTTTGATGATTCCTGTAATGCCAGGATCGCGCTCGCGGCTGTTACCCCGCCGCCGGATTCACCTCGGGCAAACTCCGTCGTCCCGGATGTTTCTTTGAGTTCCCGAATTTTCTTGTCCCGGTATGTAATTGCGTTTGCGGAAAGTTCTCGGTCCTGTAACGGGACCATTACGTCTCGAAGCGACCCTGAACCTCGGTACATCACCACGTCTTTGGAATAGTCTTCATAATCTTCCGCAAATTTGGGATCTTCCTGGAACCTAACAGCTACCCGCTGCTTGGAACTTCGGGCAATATTCTGGAGAAACGCATCGTCCAGGCGGTCAACATATGTCTGTGGACTTTTTAGAACGTCAACATATCCAAAACCGACTGGGACCTGTTCTTCAGGGAACAATTGAACGTGGACAATCGGATAATACCCAGCTTGATAGTACCCGTCTTCCTTGTATTCGTCATATTCTGTCGAGTCAAACAATACGTCCGACCCAGACCATTGAAGAAACTGTACGTTCCCGTTGTCGTCTCGATAGTAAGCATCATATATAATTACAGATGATTCGTGCCCCTTCTCGTTTGCGTACCGATTTACTGATGTCGATGATACCGACTGTCCCTTCGTTTCTTTTCCATACTTCCTGGCAAACGTGGACCGAGGAATCTCGTCCCACACAATCACTGACTCTGACTTTTGAATATCGGTCTGGTTCCAGTCAAAATATATTCTGAGAGGATCCACACGCCGAATGCATATCTCGTCCCCCTTCGGGTTCGCCTCGTCGTACGTCGCCGCCCAGAACAGGTTGCCGGATTTCAGCAGGGTCCACAACGACTTGTTGTATTCCCTCTTGAATCCTGCACGGTCATAAATCATCGGCATTGATTTAGTGAGTCGGCGGGCCAGGTCCTCCGCATCTTCCGTTCTCGGAAGGAAGTTCGATTCCGGATAAAACCCCATCAGGTCCGCGTGCTTACTTGAAAGCGTCGAAAACAGATAGTTCGATACGGGTTCAATTCCGCCAGGACGTTCCTTGACCTCCGAATCACGATCTCCCTTGATATACTGAAAATGCCTGGTCGCATACCAATCATGGTTCTGAACTAAGCGCTTGTCAAAGTCGCCCTTGTCTGCTTTATACTGAGATAACAGCGACCTGAGTTCCCTTAGTTTCTCGTGCTCCGGTTCCTTTGTGCTTAGCATCCCTTTTACCTTATCCATAAACTTTCTCCTAGCCATAATAACTCCCTCGCGGCTTCGCCCAGATCGGAGGAAGCTCCTGCTTTTGCTTCGCCATCTTGCGAGCCTGATCGTAGTCGTATGCCGCCTTATTTTTTATCCTGGAATCAACATTCAACTGTACCGTGTTGCATACATACCGCAATTCGTCTACCGCGTGGTCTTCCAATGATGTATCTATGTCCTCAGGTCTGTTTATGTCTCCCATCATTAAAGGTATCGTCCTGATCAGGTTCTTGCAGTTCTTGAATATGTATAACATCGGACGCCCTTCTTCGTCGAACATCATCCTTTGCGCAATCTGGCTCCAGCCTGAAATTCTGTGGTTCGATGCCGGGTTCATGAATACGCTCTCTTTCTCGAACATATCCGCGATGCTCTCGCCCTCGTGCATCTTCGTGGTGTCCTTGGCAAAAATCGCCGGGTCTGCCATCCTTGTTATGTATATCCCCTGCACGCGCTCCGGTTCCTCCATGCGCTTGATCACGTCTGCCTGTTCCTTGATCGGCATGGAAATGCCCGTGTTGTGAAAGTTCGGGTCCCCACCGTAATACTCCTTGTAGCAGTACAGCCTGCCATCCCCTGATACCGCGTACCAATGTATCGAAAACGGTCGCTTCGAGCCGTAGTCGTAACCCATGTACCTGGGCCAGCTGGCCGGAATCTCAAACGGATTGATCACGTGCGTCATTACCCTGCTGTCATACCCCTCCGGGTTGTCTGTGAATTGTTCAAAGAACTGACCTTCATACGCGTTCCAGTCCCCATACAGCATCGCTTTCTTCTTGGCCGGGGGCAGCGTCTCCAACGATTGCACGTACCCAGGGTCCAGCTCCATCAAAATCTTGTTGTCATATACCGTCGCTGGAATGAACTTGTAGTTCTCTGGTTTCTCGATCCCTTGTCGAAAATGCCTGTCTATAAATAAGCGCTTGATCTCCGCGTGGCCGGACCCTCCAGGGTTCGCTGTAAGATACATCCGCGGCTTAAAGTCCGGATCTTCTACATGGAACGACGGTCGGTTCGCTGTCTTCATCGCATCTAGCATCGCCGGAGTGAACTGCGTCGCTTCCTCCACGCTGATTACATCGTAGGCCGGACCTTGAAATTTGTATAAGTCCCGCTCCGAATCCAGAAATTCAAAGTATATCCTGGACGGCACCCCCTTCGAGTTTACTGCGCTCGTAAACACAAACGCATTCTGCGTGTCCTTCCATCTCGCCAGACCCGAATATTCCAGGTCCTTCAGCATGTCCGTCAAGTGATTCTTCAATAAGTCTTGACGAATTCGTCTGGTTAAACAGCACTGGATGCCAGGGTACCTTAGACACATCAACTCCAGCTTCGTCCTAGCAGACCAACTGTTGTGCGTTACAATGAAATCATCTGTTACATACAATCCGTTGGGGTTGCTCACTGTGATACAGCGTCCAGTAACCGTGCCACCAACTTCTATATCCACAACTCGTTTGTTCACCGTCTGACAGTTCTTCTTGCAATGCTTCCTTTTTATCCTAAACAGGTCGTCTGCCTGTTTATACCGTATATACAAACAATATTCAATTTTCTCGTCGTCCTGATCTTTATAAGACCTCTGCTTCTCTGTTATCGTTACCAGCGCTCCGAGAGAACGAAGAACAAACGCTACATCTTCCGCTAGTTTCCTGCTCACTGAATAATAGTAGCAGGCCCCTTTGTCCGGAGCGTTATATCCATCCGTGTCCATAAGCCCCTGTATCAGTGCCATCCTATTCTCCACACTGGACAGCTTATAGTACCTGGGGATAAACTTGTCGTGGGACTTCTTGTCCGCTAACCCCCACCGCTCAGCTAATCGCATGATTCTTTTCTGCGTGTCACCAACAAATACAATGTTGTTGTGAGTTCCAGTAGTAAAATCGAGTCCGTTAAACTGCTTTATATAATGCGGCTTGTCTTTCTCGTCGCATGTCAGCGTAACATTTCTGCCTGTGAAACATCCATCCCCCAGCAACGCCCCCATTAAGTACGGATCAAGCAGCTCCCACCTTGAAGTCATGTTGAAGGGCTGCGGTGCGCAAACGGGGATCTGTGGAGTGTATCCCCGATTTAACCATTTCATAAACGTCTGCGTTTCCACAACCTCCGCCGACGCCTCGCCGGATAGTCTTCTGTTGCCAACCTTCCTAGTTTTGTTCGCCTTCCAGGCCAGCCATAAGTGGTCCTTCGCTACCGACAACCTCGTCCCATCGCTGAAAACAACCGTCCACTTTTCTAACGTAACCCTCGGTTTTATCTGGATAATCCTCTGGACAGTGCCGTCAGGATTGTTGATTAAATCGCCAACTCCTAGCTCAGACCCGCTCTTAAACCCAAACGGGGTGAGCACAACCGAGTCGTCCGATACCAGCTTTCCGCCGCCTCTCGCTCCACCGTATAATGTATATCTTGCATTAGACTCCATGAACTCGCGCTGGCGCGGCTGCGGGTGTATGTCCAGAACTACTTCTTTCGTAGCTCCCATCTCCATACCCCCCTGTTAGTTGTTCCTCGTTCCGTCGTCGTCCGTCAGCGGCACATCTGTTCTCTTTATGATAAATATAAGACCGTTCTTGCCCTGCTCTATGTCCACAACCAGCCCTTCTCCTAAAATCTGCAGCAGCTCTTCATCCAGCGGCAGGCTGACTCCCTCATCCCACAGCCGGCCCAAATACCCTGCGCTGTCCTTCGGGAACCTGCTCTCCAAGTTCTGAAGTATCCGCCTCGCCTTCGCACCCCGTACATTCTTCCTCGCCTCGTGCGCCGCCGTCGAAACAGCTTCCACGTCCACCAGCCAGTGGTATGCTACATATTTCAAAAGCGCTTCCAAAACCCTCGCCCTCTGCTCTAGCTCCTTCTTTAACACAGTATCCCCCTCCTGTTATTTCGCCAGGTCCTTCAGATCCTCCGGCAGGTTGATGTTGATTACCGTCGGCGCCTCGTCCTTCTCTTTCTTCAAGTATCGGTCCGGATACCTGCGCTCTAAAAAGCTGATGAGCTCGTTCGCCTTCCCAGTCGATAGTATCCTCTGCGCCGCGCTTTCTTCGACTTCCACACAGGCCCTTCGATATGCCGCCGCTAATGTAAACAAGTCTTCCCTGTTATATAAGTCCTTCTCCCAGGAACTCGCAATCTTCTCGTCTACACCCTCTAAAATCAAGGCGTCAACTAACGATAACCCCGATTTCGCAACACGCTGTCGGACACGCTCTGCATAATCTTCCAGGTCTTCTAAGTAGTCTTTCTCGCTCATTTCTTTGAAACTCATTAACCTCGCCTCCCACACAACATCTATACCTACCTCTATCTTATAATACCACAACTGCTACCCTACGGGAACCCCTGAGTGTATATATATGGGGGGCGGTGTATAAAATACGGGGTACCCTTGTTGTAAAAGACCCACCCCCATTGGGTAGTGTTGAAAACGGGGAGTACTTGGGGACTGGGAATGGGGTATAAGGGAGGAATGTAGTATACCTACTTCCGTGGTACCCTACCCCCTTTAAGGAAGAAACTAATAAGGAAGGCGCGCCGCTGCAGCGCTGCAAGGATCCAACAAAAAAAATAAAAAAAGATTAAGAATCCCCTTGCAATCTACGCCATGGTGCAGTATAATAAGATTAAGATAGAGAGAAGAAGGAAGGAGGAATAAAAAATGAATTACAAAGAAACTTATGAAATCGATGGAAAAAAAATTGACGTCTGGAAAATAGATCACGACGTTAACGGTAACCCCCGTTACGTGGTCCACTATCTATCATTGGGACTGACTGATTACAAATCCATAGCCGCAAAGACCCCAATGAATATATACCAAGGAAAATGGTTCGGCGGCGGTTATGTTTTCCAGTCGTACGACGTAGCCACAACGCTTCGAAGAACTTTGGAAATCATTGAAAAAGAAAATTTGTAGGTTATAGCCAACCCCGGCGGCTTTGTAGCCGGGGGGAAAGGTTAGAAAAATGAAAAAAATTATCACTAATGGACACATTCGAAAGATTGAATACGATTTCTTCAAAATTCCAGGAAGGATCGAAAAAGACGAAGAAAAAGAACCTTGTTTTCGGTACAAAGGCAAAACTTTTTTTGTTTCAGAGTTTGTGGAAGTGAGTGAAACCGCTTTTGAGCATTCGCAAGGTTGGGAAGGCGTCATTGGTTTTAAATTTGTTGATAACGGTGTCATCGTAGGGTACGAAACCGTATAAAAAGGAAGGGAAAATAATGAAAAAATATTTAATCGAAAAAGAACAAATTCAGGGGCCGCGCTGCGGCCAACGTTGGTACGAAGTTACCACACACCCCCAAGACGGTATTATAGATGGATTGGCAGCTCGGCCGGTTGCGGAAGTTGCCGATAACGCGGAAGCATTGGGAATTGTTGAAGCGTCTGAAGGCGGATCTTGGACCCTGTACGCGGCCCCATTCTTCGAAACAGTCATTCAAAGGATGGAAAAACAAAAATAGGCTATTATACGTTGGTCGCAACGGATATGGCCTGTGTATAACACAGGATAAATATGCCGGCGGATATCATGCTACTGTGTTTGTTTATGACGACGGGAGTGTAGCATACGAAGGCATGAATCCACCAAAGTATATCCAGGAAGCCATGCA